CGTATCCAAGTTGGACTTTAGACGCGTTTGTATGCGCTTGGGTTCCGCCAAGCCCTTACCCTTCTGGTGAAAATATGTATACTTGGGATGAACAATCCCTTCAATGGGTAGAGGTGATCCAATGAGTATTGCAGCGTATCTTTCCAATCTTCTGAACTCATCTGGGCTAATTGTTGGATCAAAAATTGCTTCCAATACAATTGGATTGTCCAATCTAAGTGCAACTGGGACGCCAAGTGCAAGCAACTTTTTGCGCGGCGATAACACTTGGGCAGCGGCGGGAGCTGGCACTGTTACATCCATCACGGCTGGCACAGGTTTGTCGGGCGGCACAATCACAACCAGTGGAACCATTGCACTTGTGACAACCGCATCTGCTGTTGGAACAAACGCATATCTCTATTATGCCGCAGGCACGTCAGGATTTAGTATGGGAACATCTGTTGCAGGGAGTAACTTGAGAGCGGGGGGAGCATATGTAACCGCAGGATGTTCTCCATCATTAGTAATGACTACTAATGGAGCCATTCAGTCTGGAACATGGCAATCTATGGGCGGCGTTGCTAACAACACTAGCGGTGGGTCAACTAATTTTATAAGGATTGCTTAATATGAGCGTAGTTGAATCAATACACTCGCCAATTTATGTTGATGAAACAGGAAACTTTATTAACTGCATAGTAAAGTTTGATACTCTTCCTATGGAAGTGCCATTTACCGCTAACGCAAACGATGTGGAAGAACACGGTCGGGCTATTCATGCCGCGCTTGTTGCGGGTAAATATGGCCCTATCGCCGCATATGTGCCACCTCCTCCTCCACCAGAACAAGTAGGCCCAAATGTCATTGCATGATCGTCCACTTGCCATTGGTAAGCTGACAGGAACCATCTACGACTTTGACGTTATCGGGGATGAGTTGCCCTTGCACGTTCATGGCGAGCATGACATCCATATCAGCATTGTGGCGCGTGGTTCGGTTCGGGCGTTTGGTCCAGATGGTGCATGGGAATCGGTTGCAACTACTGGTGCAGTTCTTGATTGGCAAGTAGGGCAATGGCATGGGTTTGTTGCTCTTGAACCAAACACTCGCCTTGTAAATGTTGTGAAGGGTTAAGCTATGAACACTGACGACACAAGGGTCATTGTTGATTCAGCAATAGCGTCTGGAGCAATCACTATGCCCTTGTGGGTCATACATCTGCACGAGTATCTGCAACTAGCAACCTATGCTGGTGGCCTCGTGCTGTTGTTTATTCGGATCTATCTTGCCATCAAGGAAGCTAGAGGCGAGTAATGAATGGATCCGTTAACAGTCCTAGCAACGATCAAGGCTACTGCCGCTACGGTTAAGACTGCGATTGGCGTAGGCAAGGAACTTGTCTCGGTAGCCAAAGAACTCTCCGACATTATGAATGGGGTGGCTCACCTCACCCAGATAGCAGCGCAGCCAAAAGGTTGGCGCAAAGGTGGATCTGCTGAAGCCCAGGCCATGCAAGCCTTTGCTGCCAAGATGGAAGCGGAGAAGATTGAGCGTGAAGTTAAGTCACAAATAGTTCAAGTCTATGGTGTACGCGCTTGGGAACAGATCCAGCGTGATGTCGTGCGTATCAGGAAAGAGATGAAGATTGCTGCAATTGAACGTGCAGAACGAATAGAGTATATGATCGAGGTGGGATTTACTATTGCTCTCGCTCTGATCTTGCTTGCAATGGTGTGTTGGGCGTTATGGTTTGCTATTCACTATAACCTTGTGTGAGGATTAATGAATGGATCTCTCAAAGATCGGTGGCCTTTTGGCTCAATTGGCTCCTACGGTAGCGACTGCTCTTGGTGGCCCTCTCGCTGGATTGGCAGTGAAGACCCTATCAGAAGCGATGTTTGGACATCAGGATGCAAGCGAATCAGAAGTCCAAGCCGCTCTAATGAGCGCAACGCCAGAGCAATTGCAGAAGCTCAAAGAAACAGACGCATCCTTCAAACTCAAGATGAAAGAACTTGATATTGATCTTGAGAAGATCTCTGCTCTTGATCGAGACTCTGCCCGTAAGATGCAGATGGAAACCAAGGACTGGCTTCCAAAGATCCTGACCATCATTGTGACCATTGGATTCTTTGGCATCCTGTTCTGGCTTCTTGTTCGCGGCGCACCACCATCTGGAAGTGAAACTTTGATTTACATGCTGGGTGCATTAGGCACTGCATGGACTGGTGTAATGCAATTCTATTTTGGTTCATCTGCTGGAAGCAAGGCAAAGACAGATGCGCTTACAACAAAGGATCTTAACAAATGAATGGCTTTCATGGCGAGGCACTCTCACTTCCTCCTGAAGAGATTCCAGTTATCGCGCATAAGTATGATCTCGAAGGTGCAGTGCTTCGTGCTGTCATGGCTGTCGAGTCTGCCGGGAATGGATACGATGCATCTGGTAGACCCAAGGCATTGTTCGAACGGCATCACTTCTACAAGTGGCTGACCAAGCGCAAGAAGCTGGATGTGCTGGCTGTCGCATCAGAGGCTGGGCTGGCATATCCTCGCTGGGGAACTAAGCCTTATCCAAAGGGGTCTGATGCAGTCTACGCAGAGATTGAGGCTGCTTACGAGATGGCCTCTGAAGAGGCTCTATTGTCCACCTCATGGGGTCTCGGTCAGGTGATGGGTAGCAACTACTCAATGGTTGGTTGCAAGTCTGTTGATGACATGGTTGAGGAAGCCATGCACTCAGAAGCGAATCAACTGATGCACATGGTAAACTTCATCAAGTCAGCCAATCTGCTCGATGCTCTTCGCGATAGAGACTGGGCTACGTTTGCTAAGGGTTATAATGGACCAGGTTATGCAACCAACCATTATGATACCAAATTGGAAACAGCATATCAGAGGTTCAAACTCTAATGGGAAACAAAATGCCTGATTCCCTGTTGCGGGAAACCATGCAGCAGTTTGTCGATTGCGGTCAGAACTTTGCACTTGCCGCTAGGCTCAACGGTATTCCGAAAGAAACATTTCGGTCGCGCCTTGAGAGAGCAAAGACCAAGTTTTCGGTTGATGAGTTTCAACCCAAGATTGAGTGGACTTATCCTAAGATCATCCAAGTCGATATGGCTGGCAAGACTGCTCTTATCGGTGGCGATGCACACATATGGCCCGGTCCTGTATCAACCATGTGGAAAGCCTTCTGTGCTGTAGCCAAGAAGGTGCGCCCTGAGTGCATAGTTCTGAACGGAGATATGCTCGACGGTGCTAGGGTTAGCCGCCATGCTGGAGTGTTGGGATCGAAAGCACCAAAGGTATCTGCCGAGATCGACGCATGTCACACTTGGCTGAAGATGCTTCCTCTGACAAAGCATACTCACTGGACAATCGGCAACCATGACATGCGCGTCGATAACTATCTTGCCAACAATGCGCCTGAGTTAGAGGACTATGCCGGGCGATTGCGCGATAGATTCCCTAACTGGCAGTTCAGTTACTCGGTGATGCTGAATGATGTTGAGGTTCGGCATCGCTTTCGGGGTGGGATTCATGCGACTTGGAACAATGCACTTCATGCTGGTCTGACGATTGTGACGAACCACACGCATCAGCTACAAGTCTACGCAGTTCGGAATCGAAATGGATCTCACTGGGGGATTGAGACTGGGATGTTAGGAGATCCACAATCTCCTGCATTTGAATATACTGAAGGTGCACCATCTCGTGCAGTCGAAGGATTTGTTCTTCTAACTTTTGATGACGAGGGCCATCTTCTTCCACCAGAGTTTTGTGAGATGATTCGAGGACGGCCTGTGTTCCGTGGTCAATATCTAGCTTGATCGTCAGCATCACCATCTGTGCCGCGAAATATAGAATGGCCCCTGTTAAAAGGCCACCTATATACATCTGTGATAACTCATCCATGAATAACTCCTATGTAAATCAGGAATATAACTAAGGCTGTGATAAGCCCACATATATATCCCTCTACATATGCAATCATTCTGTTAATATCCAGTAAACAAACATGGGTAATGCTAGCAAATAGAACACCATGATCTGGACGCAGCTTTTAACATCATCTTTGTTCACGCAAGTTCCCCATAATAAATTCTATTTCCTCATCAGTGACCTTGCTCTTCCTTTGTTTTGGCGAGGCAAAGTAACTAGCGAATCCACAGTATGCTATCAGGTCTACCCAGCTATCATACTTCATTGGATCGTTGTTGATCCTCGCCTGTTTGACAGCCATCATTACGACAGCCACATCATATGGCGTGATTGCTTTTCCTGACAGTGTGCTTGCTATCGAAGATGCCCGGTTGAATGATTCAACAAATCCACCGTAGTCTGATCCCCGTTCAGATATAATCTCTTTAGCATCATCTAGAATTTTCATCAGGCTTTTCTCCTATCTTCACATGTATGTAGGCAAGGTCGCTGCCCAGAAGGTAAACTTCTTTCTCAAGTTCCTCTATCATAGCGACAAGTTCTGTAATCAATACCTCTGGATGCAACGCATGGAATGTTCGACCATCTGCTGGTGGGCATGATGCTAGATATTCTTTCGCTCTTTCAACGATGTCCATCACTTACCTCCTGTTGCTTTGGCAATGGTAATTTCTTGAATTGCCCCATTTGTTACCAAATGCCATTTCGGAGACGGATAAAAACTAATGTTGGGTGAACTTGCAACCGCACCAGTATAATCCACCGTTGCCTGTAAAAGTTCTTTTAACTCTGCGTTTTCTTTCCGCAACCGTTCAATCTCGTCAGCGGCACTACGGATTAAACTCCAAGAGGCATGGTGATTAATAGACTCATATGCTTCCCGCAACCGTTCAACAATGTCCATCGATCAGTCTCCATTGTTTCCGCTTGAATAGATCCACCGCGTCAATGCCTCGATCTCTCTAGCTTCAGCGTCTGACAATGGTTCCATCGAGTTTGCGCTTCCAGCCTGACCGCTTACTGCCGGGGATTGCTGGCCCTCTGTCTGCTTTGATTCCAAGATGCTTTGCTTCTCGTCGCTTTGCTTTGGCAACATTCTTAACATCCTCTTTTGTTTTAACCGAATGACATTTGATATGAGCAGGGGCGAGGTTATCCCCGCCATCCTCACCTCCCATTGCAAATGGAATGATGTGTTCAACTTCCCAAGCCTCACCAACTTGGATCTTCCCAGCGCATATATGGCAGATGCCTCGGTGTGCATTGAACAACTCCAGTCTGCGTTTAGTGTTTAATGAGCGTCTGGTCATTGTCAAAATTATTCCAGACATGAGCGACAGCCGACATGAACTCTTCCTTATCCGCGCCGCCAATGGTCTGATACCAACTGACTGCGTTAATCATTAGGACTGTCAGGATAATACCTTCAAACTTCTGAAGGTTCATATCCAGCTTGTTGCTAGTATCAACTGCGTCATACATTGCCTGAGTAATGTCCTGGTCAAATGCCATTGCCAGTTCCCGGTCATTGTCGCCCATTGTTTCCAGCTTAATCATAGTCTCATCTCCGATCTGCGTGTTGCTTCTTCAGACTGTTGCTGGGCGAATCGCATCTTGATCCATTCCAGTTTGACTTTGAGAAGGTTGGCTTTGGTTCTGGCCTCAACCATCTCGGATATATATTTTTGCCATTCGTCTGATGCTTTAACAATCATCTCCCGCTTGTTCATTGCAAGTGATTCATCCAGTGCTAACATCCTCTGGTTAAGGATTGGTGTCTTTAGTTCCTCGGATAGAGAGGCGGCACTATCAACATCAACCCATTCCTTGGCGGCTAGCCTGTATTGCTCTGCTAGATTTTGTGCCATTGGTGCTTCACTCCTGCTTGTTCAAACATATCTTTCATCGCTTCATAATGCTCAAGCCATGCCGAGCCTCTGATGCCTATGCGGTAATGCACTTCCTTAATGCCAGATTGAATGATGTATGCCGCACAGTTCGCACATGGATGCAGTGGTGTGACGTAAATTGTATATCCAATTAAAGTCTCGTGAGCAGACAGGATTGCATTAGCCTCGGCATGAACTGTCCGCAGTAGCTTGGCATCGCGGGTTGTATAGACATCCTCAACGCCACGAGGAAATCCATTATATCCCACCGAAGCAATGGTTCTGTCAGGCCGCACGATGACGGCTCCGACTTTAGTTGATGGATCTTTAGACCAAGATCCGACAAGATCAGCTAGATCGAAGAAGCGTTTGTGCCACATCACTCTTCCCCCCCTAGTGCTTTTTTAATAATTAAACGGATGCGTTCTTTTGTTCCATAACCAGAGTCGCGTATTCTCTCTAAAGCAACCTTGTAACGCCTCGCTTTTTCTTCGTATGCCATCGCTTCTTTATAGTTTTCATGCCACATGGATGCTTGCGCTTCCCAATATTGCGCTGGTGTTATCTCTGATTCTTTCCGCAGTTGTCCAACAATATCCATCACAACGTCTCCACATTCTCGACGAAGCACTTCAATCCAATGATGTAGCCTTGGTCTACCTTAACCCACGGGCCTGACTCAGTGCGCTTGATGAACCACTCGTTAGTGGCGACCACTTGCTTAATAGCAACGACGTTCTTACACGGCCCCATCGCCGCAACAGTTAGCATAAATGCGAACAAGAGTTCCATTACCGATACCTCCCGTAATACCTAATGCCAGCTTCCAGAAACATCTCTGTCATTACGTTGAAGTGATCTGTCCATGCCGCATTACGTGTGTTCTGTTCCGACATGGCATAGTTAACCACCGATATACCTGACTGGATGATCAAGCCTGAACATGTTGCACATGGGTGCAACGGGGTAACGTAAAGAGTATAGCCATGCAGTGGCTCACCCGCAGACAGGATAGCATTAGCCTCAGCATGAACGACACGCAGATACTTCTTGGGTCTATCAGCATAAATCTCAGGGCTATCATCCACACCACGGGGGAAACCGTTATACCCTACGCTAGCGATGGTGCGGTCGGGGCGAACAATCACCGCCCCTACCTTGGTTGATGGGTCTTTAGACCACGACCCGACTAGTTCTGCCAGTTCAAAGAACCTGTTATCCCAGTCGCTCATGATCCTACAACCTTATGCTTAGCGGCTTCACTAACAACGTAGTCTCTAAGAGTTTTAAATACTTCTGGGTTCTGCCTCTCTAGATGTTCGACAAGTTTAAGGCCAATCATCACATCAAAAGTTATGTTGGTTACCCTATCCTCAACCACACGGAGACGTGCTTCAACCGATGGGATTTGGCTGGCCCAGCTACTCAACTTATTAAAGTTATGATCCACCATATGACCGTCTACTATTGGCATTGATGTTCCACTCGATGTGTAGACTGTGGTTGTTACGCTATCCATTATGCTTCTCCTTTACCCATTAGTTCGTCGATCTCTTTCTCAAGACGCTCTTGCAGTGTGGCTAACTGCTCCTCGTCAGCGTAGTATTCTTTAAGATGTTTGATGTAGTTCTCACGGGCCAGTGCTTCTGCCGCATGATATAAGTCCGACTCCTCCTGCCCGAAGTTAACCACGTTGTTGAAGTTGATGATGCGAAGCCATTGCTCTGCCGCATCTAATAGTTCTTTCTTCATCCCCATAGTGAGGCTCCTAAGATAATGAACATCGTTGCGGTAATGAACATAAGCAGATCAATCTCTGTCATCAGTCTCCCCCTCGTCATACTCAACAGACTCTAAGACTTCATCGAGCATGGCGTTGATCCTGTGTTGCAATCGAACCAGTTGTGCAAGCACATCCATCTTATCCTCGTTGCTGACGTAGTGCTGATAACTACCGTCAATATGTTTACCGATGAATACAAGGGACCGAATGTCACCAGCCTCAGCAGTTACGAGCAGATGCTTAAGTGCATCAACGATGTGCTGGTCGGGCTTAGCCCGACCAATCTTTACGATCTCTACCATCAGTTGCTTGCCTCTTTGATGG